GGGAGGTGTTCGCGGTGGGCCGAATGGCTGGATTAAATACAAGTTGTCAGGTACGGTTAAGTCCGGCCATAATGATACCACGTTGGGCAATGGCATCATTAATGCGTTGATTGCTTATCAGGTTGCTCAACTTTTGTGTCTTAAGTGTCACATATTGGTGACTGGCGATGATTTAATCATAATAGTTGAGGGCGATTTTGATGAGCACCAGTTTGCAGCTTTGGAAAAAGAACATGGCATAACCCCAGAGTACCGCAAGTTTAATGAAGTTTGGCAGATAGAATTTGCTAGCGGTATTTGGTGGGAGAAGTCTATCGGGAATTATATATATACGCCTAAACCCGGCCGACTTTTGGCAAGATTGTTTTGGACTGTCAAGCCTCCAGGTAAAAAGAATTTCCGATCATATGTGCATAGCGTGGTCTGTGGTCAATACAATTTGATGAAAAATATGCCAATCATTGGCACTTTTCTAACGACCAATGACTATGACGACGCTAAGGTGATAGAAAATTTTGTTTATCGAGAGGACTCCAAAACAGTTATCGATTACGATCGAGATTTGCTTGTTTTTCAGTATTATCGTCGGTACGGATTGACTGCCAATGATATCGCCTGTTCTGAGGATTTCCTACGCACTGTAGCTAAACAGAGGGTTCTATGTGTCCATCCCACTATCCAACGGATGGTTGATGTAGACCTCTCTGATTTGCTTGATCGCTTCAATACAGTGTGATGAACGCTCTGACCGCAATGTCGTGAAACTATAGACCGGCTGGTCTTCGTCCTGGAGTGGGACGTAATGTTCACTTTGTGTTGCCAACACATTAACTGGCTCGTCGTCCTGGAGCCGGACGTACATGTAGGCTCTGTGCGTCGACACATTAAACCGAATCCGCCTTTAAGGCCACGTCATTGGATCTTGTAAGACAGATTTAGCTATGTCTGTCGATATGCCATGACGGAGAGCGGGAGGGGTATTTACTCCTACTAATCAGTGCTCGCTTACCGGCTTAACTCACCGGATCTAGATCAGATTTTTAGCTCGTCAGACAAGGGCGTGGAGCTCGACCCAATTCCTCTGACGTTAAACTGTAGTCTTCCCCAAAACTAAATCTAAGAAACAAAAGGTGTTGCCCTTACAAAGCAAGAGAGTGCTAGCTCTTAAAAATAGCGCCAGGAAGAGTAGGAATAAATTAGAGGTTGAAGTCCTCCGTACTCGACAAAAACCAACCAGGAACGTTGCCAAAAACACTGCTACTTTGCAAGGGAATTATATGGCTACGGATGGTGTTAGTCACGCTCGCGTGATCACGAATGATACATATATAGAGGATGTATTTTGCACACGCCGG